AGCTCCGTGTTGCTCCAAGGGAGGAACGTACTCTATATTACAATGGAGATGGCAGAAGAAAAAATTGCTGAACGAATTGACGCAAACCTCTTAGATGTTTCTATTCAAAATCTATCGGATTTGCCCAAAACAATGTTTGAAAACAAAGTGACTGCTGTATCTAAAAAGACTCAGGGTCATTTAATTATTAAGGAATACCCCACAGCATCTGCACATAGTGGTCATTTCAAAACTTTGTTAAATGAATTATCATTGAAAAAATCTTTTAAACCTGATATAATATTTGTAGATTATTTAAATATATGTGCGTCGTCACGTTATAGAGCTGGTTCAAATGTCAATTCTTACTCCTATATTAAAGCGATTGCGGAAGAACTCCGTGGTCTTGCAGTTGAAACTAATGTACCTATCGTCTCCGCCACTCAGACTACTCGTTCTGGTTTTGCTTCTAGTGATGTCGATCTCACTGACACTTCTGAATCCTTCGGTCTTCCTGCCACTGCTGATCTTATGTTTGCTCTTATTACTACGGAAGAGCTTGAGGGGTTAAATCAACTCATGGTCAAACAGTTGAAGAACAGATATAATGATCCAACCATTTTCAAGAGATTTGTTATTGGTGTAGATCGTGCAAAAATGAGATTATATGACTGTGAGCAAAAGGCTCAGAATGATATTCTTGACAATGGTAGTGAAGAAGAGTATAATACAGAGGATAAAATAACTAAAAAGTCATTTGCTGAATTTAAATTTTGATAGTTCAAAGAGTTAAATGGTCTAGTGCCTCAGTAATTCTCATTGCTATGGTTTTTCATGTAATGGGATGGACTCCTTGGAATAGTATACTACAAATGATTGGTGCTGCTGGATGGGTTTATGTTGGTTTTAAATCAGGAGAACGAGCAATTATCTTAAATTTTCTTCCACAGTTTTTTATCATAATTCCTGGTCTTATTATTCTTTATCTTACAAAGTAAATTATGTCAAATTTACATTCTGGTCGTATACCTGATCACATGTACCCTTTTTACAGAGTATTTGATGAGAAGGGTGAGCAGTATTGTGATTGTAGTCATGAACAATATGCGATTAGAACTGTGGAGTTACACGCAGAGTATCAAAATGAAAAATTTACTTATAGAAAAATAAACGCTCCAAAACCTTTACCACCACATATTGTTGATGTAACTGCAGAGTATGAAGGTGAGTTACCAGGTCAAAGAGGATTACCTAAATCAAAAGAAAGACTTCCTTTCGAACCTGAGATGGAGGAATTACCTCAGAGCAATTCATACAAAATNTAATTATGTCTGGAGATTACGAAACACACACTAATCAACAACCCAAAATTTCTTACACAAAGGAAGTTGATTTAAAAAAGTACGCACATTTTGTTAATGCAGTTACATCTGATGAAAGTAAAAATGGTGATGCGTTTACATCAAGAATTGCAGATCTATACTATCAAGACTTTCCCACAGAGAGAATGTTAACAGCAGCTTTGGGGTTATGTGCTGAATCTGGTGAGTTTACTGAGATAATAAAAAAGATAATGTTTCAAGGTAAACCTGTAAATGATGAAAACCTATTTCATTTAAAACGTGAGTTGGGTGATGTGATGTGGTATTTTATTCAAGCTTGTATTGCATTAGACACATCACCAGAGGAGATCATAGAAATGAATATAGATAAACTAAAGAAAAGATATCCTGGTGGTGAATTTAATGTTTACCGATCAGAAAATCGTAAGGAGGGTGACTTATGAGAGAGCAACTTATCAAAGCATTATTAGCACATGCACAAGGTGACATTGCTAAACATAAAGCAAACATTGAAGTATATCTTGCAAATCCTGTAGGTATTGGTGAGCATTCAAATATTGTAGAGGCAATTGAAGGAGAGTTAGATATGATTGCCAAATATCAAGATCAGATAGACATAATAAATAAATACTTCAAAAAGTAAAAGGAATGGCCAAGTTATTTGCTCCAAAGGTAGATGCCACAACAATGACTGCCATGCAGGAATTAGCTTCAGCATGGGTGTTCAAAAGATCTATTCAAGATAACGTTAGGTTTCAAAATGTAGGATCTTTATTTAAAGATAAGACAACTTACGATGAAATAGTCAACATATGGATTAAAGCAAGTAAAGGTAAAATAAAAAATGTAGAGGAAGCTGAACTTTCATTGATGGAAGGTGATTGGGTAGATAATTTTTATAAACAAAATGATACTCTATTGAAACAAATAGGTGATCCTAATTTCACCGTGTTTACCCGTGGTGCAACAAGAGGTTTTATGTCTGGTTGGTATGACCAATCAGATACATTTATGGATTGGGTAGGTGATTATGTCAAGAATGAATTTAAAATAGCAAAAAAAGATAATTGGGATCCTGCAGATATCTGGTTGTTAAAAAATGAATCAAAACATAGAAAAGAAATAATTGAAGCAATGAAAGGTCCTACAACCAGTAAGAAAGAGGGTGTTGTAATGGCAAATTTAACTCAATTCAATGATATTTTTAGAGAATTATTTAAAAAGAAAGAAGTAATAGGTATATCATTAAAAAAAGTATCTGGTAAAGTTGCAAAATGGAAATTAGTTAATGTGACTGAAGATTTTTTTAAGGGTATAGAAGCTATTGAAATGTCTTATGAAGGTAGTAAATGTAAGTTTGGACCTGGTGTTGTTACAGAAAAACAGGCAGAAAGGGGTAGAAGAAAATTAAAATTACCTACAACGGCTGGTTCTTTTTCTTTAGAAACACAAGAAACAATGATAAGTATAAAAGACACTGCTAATAATAAAAAATATGAAATACAAATAAAGGCAAATGACAATAGCAAATTTGATAATTTGAAATATGAACCAAAGGATAAAAGTAGTTCTTCTGCAAGATTGGGAAAAGCAACAGGTTCATATGTTGATGATCTTGTAGAATTCTATGGAATTAAAGGTTGGAAACGTAGACATCAAGATTATCCTAAAAATGCAGAAGAGTTTAATCAAACTGAGCAGGAAAAATATTTACAAATGATTACTAAATTAAAAGCACAAGGAGTAGATATAGGAAATGTTACACCTGAGGAAGCTGTAATAAATATAAGAGCTACTTTTGCTGAAACAAGTCAACCACAAACTGCACAAAGTAAATTGATGCAAGTTAATTGGTTACATGGATTGTTATCATTATCTACGAAAAATAGAAATAAAATGCTAACTGATATGATATACCTGGCTGAAAAAGCTGGTAGAAGATATGGTCCTTATGGTAAGTTGTACTGATGAAAATAACTATTGATCAACTTATAAAATCGTTTGAATCAAAAACAAAAAATAAAAAAGAAAGATATAATGATTTCTTATTTCATTGTTTCCAATTATTTGAAAAATTAATTAATGATAAAAAGAACAAACGAAAGAAAGATAAATATGTTATATTGAGACAAAACCTCATTAATTATTTGATTGCAAACGAAAGAAACATTACTTCAAAACTTTGTAGATGAAAACTTTTATCAACTTTATTGAATCACTTGCCGTTCAACAAGCCACTCGTATGGGTTTGAAGAGTGACGGTCATGGAGGATGGTATGATAATAAAGGTGAATTCGTAGCGAAGACAGAAAAAGGACAACTCAAGTTTTTTAATAAGAGACAAAAAATTGGACAACAAGATCCACCTCAATCTGATAAAGAGAAGAGGTTATCAGCACCTTCAAGTCAACCTGCTCAACAGGAACCCACAATTACAATGCAACCCCCAGAGGTCAAGAAGACAAAAGGAACTCTGACGATTGCATTTGGTCGTTTTAATCCACCAACAACAGGTCATGAAAAGTTATTAGATACTGTTGCATCATCATCTGATGATGATGATTATATGATTGTACCTTCAAGAACTCAGGATAAGAAAAAGAATCCATTAGACGCAGATACCAAAGTTGCTGTAATGCAAAAAATGTTCCCTAAACATAAAGATAAGATTGTTAACGATGCAAACAATAGAACAATATTCGATGTATTAAAAAAGGCACATACTGATGGATATGCCAATGTTCGTATCCTTGGTGGTGCAGATCGTGTAAAAGAATTTGAAAAATTAACAGGTAATTATAATGGTAAGTTGTATAAATTTGATAATTTAGAAGTAGTGTCTGCAGGAGATCGTGACCCTGATTCAGATGATGTTACAGGAATGTCTGCATCAAAACAAAGAAAGGCAGCAGCTGAGGGAGATATTAAAACTTTTATGAAGGGTATCCCTAAATCACTCAGTCAGAAAGATGCTGAACAATTGTTTAAAAAGATAAGAACTGCGATGAATATTAAAGAGGGTTGGAGTCTTTGGGAGATTGCACCTAAATTTGATTGGAAAGGACTTCGTGAAAATTATATTAATGAAAAAATATTTCGTGTCGGGCAGATGGTAGAGAATATGAATAATGGTTTAGTTGGTCGTGTAATTCGTCGTGGTGCGAATCATTTAATTTGCGTAACTGAAGATAATATTATGTTTAAATCTTGGATAAAAGATGTATCAGAANCTATTGTTAATGGCACAAGTCAATCTGGTGTTCCTGCAGATCAAAGATTAGTTGGCACTGATGCTCATCGTAAATACGTTGAGAAATTAGTTCCTGGTTCTACTTACGGAAAACATTTCATAAATAAATATAGAATAAAGAAAATTGACACTTCAAATGGGTAACATAATATCTGAAGAAACTCCAAACAAACCACAAGCTGGTGCGGGTGCTGCTGACAAATTTCGTAAACAAGCAAGACAATTAGCTTACGATGTTAGATATAAAGTTAAAGCAAGTTTCAAAAAAGGACAGAAGACAGATCCTGGATCTTTAAAGAGAGCATACCTTGCACAACTTGGCAAATCTCCAGCACAGGGTATGGTGAAAACTTTAGCTAAAAAAATGTTAGTTGGTGAGGAGTATGATTTTATTAATGTAGAAACATCATTTTCTAAAATTTTTAATAAGGCATTTTCTGAGCATCATCAAAAAGATGCAGATGGTAATGTAATCCCACACGAAGATGAAGAAGAAATAAAAGAAGGTATTGACGAAAAAAAATATAAGGTAAGAGTTAAAGATAAAAAGACTGGTAGATCTTACACACGTATGGCTTCAAGATCTAAAATATCTGAGTTAAGAAAAAATCCTAACATAACTTCTGTTGAGATGACAGGATATGGAACACCATATGAGGGTGAGAAAAATAAAGGTAAACAAACTGCCAAAACAAAATCTGGTAAAGGTTTAGATCCTGTTGGAAAGGAAGATGGTGATGTAAACAATGATGGTAAGAAAGATAAGACAGATTCTTATTTAATGAATCGTCGTAAAGCTATTGGTAAGGCAATGGCAAAAGAAGAGTTTATAGGTGAAGTTGCAGAAACAGATAAGGTTGATGCAAATAATAAAAAAATGGATGTAATGAAGGGTAAAAATAAAATAAAAATCATGCCAACAGTGGGTGAAGAGATGAAAAAGGACAAGAAGACAGAGGAGGATGAAGGTAGTTTTGATGCCATGAAGACATTGAAACCTAAAGAAGGTGATGATCCAAGAGCAATGCCTACTCTTGTAAACCTTATGAAAAATAAGTTAAGAGCTAAAGGTTTGAATATGTCATTCAAAGTGATTGGTAAGATGATAGAAGAAGATGCTGATAAACTTTCTGATAAAGCATATGATCGAGCAAAAACACTAGCTAGAGCAAGGCATAATAGAAAGGATCGTGGAGGTGTTGGTAAGAATGAAAGAGCAGGTTACAACTTATCTCAATCACAGGCAAGTCGTAATCGATCACCAGAAA